ATCATGGTTTTGCGAGAGATGCAGAAATGACCGTAGCCATGTCGGCCAACCGTCCGTAGCCATGGCCAGCACGCATCAGGTCCGCCGGACATATCAACGTATTTGAAAACGTCATTCGGCTTGTTTGGCGGCCTCCCGATCATGCGTCTCTTAGATCCTTCTCCAAAACGACGTGTGTTTTGACGTAGCCCTTTTCTTTCAAGAACCGCTCCCACCCCGGGCGGGTGTCGCTCTTCATGGCTTGGCATCCCTTGGCTCGCGCCCACCGCTCGATGCCGACGATCATTTCCCACCAGGACTCCATACCTTCGCCGGTGACGATCAGGATCTGGCAGACCTTGAGACGCGGGTATTCGATGATCTCAGTGACGCAAACAGCGCGGACCTTCTCGCGATCGAGCGCGAGATGAAGCTGCATACGGCCTTCGAGAAGCATGTCGTAAACATCGCCGCCGACCATCTTGCCGCGCGACTTCTCGGCCGCCGCGTCGATCCATGGCTCGACAAGGCTCCAAAAAGGATCGACCTCGTCGTAAGCGACATGAACCAAGTCGCAGCTTTCCATCAGGCTCATACGGACCACCAACCAGAGGGCAAAAGGAATTGAAGGCGGAACGTCGGAAGATCAGTGGCGGCGCTGGTAATGTCAGCGGCCGTGCCGTCGATGTCGTTTCCGTTCCGGTCGATCGTGAGAGTGTTCGTGTCCGTCGAGATCTTCTTGATCGCGAAGGACTGGCCCTGAAACGGAACGGCAGGGAGCTTGATCGTGACATCGCCGGCGGTCGTATTAACCAATACCGTACTGTCGCTCGCGGCCAGTAGCGTGTCCGTCGTCTGCACTCGGATGGTTCCGAAGGCATCGAGCACGGGCTTTTGTTGCTGGACGTTCGGCGTTTCCAGAAGCGAGATCAGCTTGTCGAAGAAGGCTTGGTCATACTTCAGCGGTGCGTGGCCGAAGCGGAGGACCTTCATCGGCGGCGACCGGCCGGCTGAATGTCATAGCGCACGCCACCCATGCGGAAGCGGCCGCCGAGTTGATTGCTTGCGTATTTGAGCGAGAGTTGGCGACCAGCCGCGCGGGTGTCGATGCGTTGGCTCGTGCCATCGACATTGAACGGACCCTCAACCGTGGCCGGATCGTTCGGATAATCGCGGGTCAACATCGTGATCGTGACCGTCCCGTTGATCTCATCGAAGTCCGGGACGACGCCAAAGATGTCCATCTGATTATCGCCGTCGCCGATATCGAACGCGGCGCTCTCGATGGTCTTCTCGATGATATCCCCATCGCCGTCGTCGCCCTCTTCATGGGCATAGAGGTGCTTGTTCGTGTCGGTCGCGAGCGGATTGAGGAACAGCGAACGGTCCACCCAAGCGGTGCGGGTCAGAGATCCGAAGTGCCAAGACGAGTCGCGAATGTTGAAGACGACATAGCGATCGATCTCGTTGGACATCGCCGAGCAATAGAAGAACCAAATCTCGCCGTAAGCCTTATTGACGCCAGCGAAGACCTTGTCGCGTTGCTGCGCGTTGAAGTCCCCGAAGACGTAAGAGCGGACAGGATCTGCAGGCAAAGGACGCGGGAAGCCGTCGAAGTAGAAGAAATCTTCCTGCCCCATCCAATAGGCGACGCCCTGGTATTCCACGGCGGCCGACGGGCCGATGATGCCGGCGCCGGAGCCCTGCTTGTTGAACGTGAACCAAGGCTCTTGCCCCTCGTAGGTCATGGCAAAGACATCGGTGTCGGACCAGATCAACGACAGGCCGGCGCGCAGCGGGATAGCGTTAAGAAGTTGGTTGCCGCCGATCAGGTTGTAATCGCCGGCTTGGTTATCGGCGCGCGGCTCCCAATCGGTATTGTCGCCTTGGTTCGACCAAGCGACTTGCATCGGCTGGTTGTCGGCGCCGATCGCGACCAGATGGAATTCCGGCGTCACGAAGATGCCCTGATTAAGCTCCGGCGCTTCCGCGATGATGTGGGCGCGCGCGTCGCCCGATACCCATTCATAGATGTCGCCGTACCGATAGCAGGCGACAAGGTTCTCACCCCAGGACGCGAGATCCCAGGTGCGCGCCGAGATGGTGATCGTGGACGACGAACGCGGCGTGCCCCATGTGCCGATGCCATAGGCGCCGACGCCGTAGCCGTAGGCGAAGGCCGTATCGACGTAGCCGACATTGATCAGATAGTCGGCCGTCACCGTGCCGCCGCCGGTGTCGCTCGACGTGGCGGCACTCTCGGCCATGATCGTGTAGCTGTTCGCCGTGGAGTTATTGATAATATAGGCGCCGTCGATCGTGATGCCGCCGACGGGATCAGCGCCGGAGAAGAGAACCGTATCCCCGTCGAGCGCGCCGTGCGCGGTGTCATCGACGGTGACCATGTCAGAACCATCGACCGTCGTGAAGGGATCGGTCAGGGTCTCGGTCGCCCGGATCGGTGTAATGTCTTGGATATGGCCGAGGTTGACGACGTAGAGGTTCGTGTTCGTGCCGATGGCGACGTAGCGCGGATCGGTCTGGTTGTCATTGATGCGCCAGACGAAGAGGCCACGGCAAACGCCCTCGTAGGTCTCATCGGTGAACTTCACCCAACCGCCGATCGTCTCGGCCAAGCCAGCGATGAAACGCACCCATTGCCCGCGATACCACTTGCCTTCCGACTGATAGGACGTGGACCTCCGGTCCATGCCGGCGGGGAAGTTGATTCGCGAGAGCATTATTCCTCCGGGATCTTGTAGCCGAAGGGCAAACCGGAAAGGCCGTAAGCCGGATCGGTGGGCTGGCCCGCATATTTGCCGGCGCCGCGCTTTTGAAGTTGATGGTCGCAGATCTCATCGGCGGTGCCGCCGGCGGCGAGCATGTCGCGGACCTCTTGCTCCATCATGCACTTGAAGCATTTGCCGCAACGCACGGGCAGGCCATCGACCATCTTCGTATCGAAGCAACCCATCGTGAGGGCTTGAAGATCCTGCGGCATATAAGCCAAGGCATGCGCCCGGCTGAGACCTTGTTCGAGCAATGGGAATGAGATCGTGCCGCGTGTCGCGTGCTTGGCGAAGATGTCGAGATACCAAGCCTGTGTCTTCTGTCCCCAATGGGCGCGCGTGTTCTCGATCGAGCGGCCGGTGTGGAACTTGTCGAAGCCGGCAGACATCAAATCTCCGCCGACGCGCATGACCGTCGGCGACATCCATTCACCCTTATTCAGCGCGGGCGAATCGATATGCCAGAAGGTGACGACGCGAACATTATGCGAAAGCCAGTCAACGATTCGAAGCGCGGCCGCCAGTTCGCAGGTCTGGTTGAGGCTGACCTTCTCCCCGTTCTCTGCCTTGCGGGCGTCCAAGAAGAACAGCGTGATATTCTCTTTGGATTCGGTCAGCCGCTTCCAGGCGAGGAAGGTGCTGTCGGTGCCGCCGGAGAATGCGATCAAGGTCTTGGTCAAGAGACCAACCCCTTCACATGCGTCGAATCGCCACCGCTGACGAACGAGGGAATAACGCCGCCGCATTCGATCGCCTTGCCGGCCGCGCCACCGCTGCCGCCGGGCGTCTGCGCATCGAAAGGACCCTGCTTGCCGCTGGACCCCGTGCCGCCGCTCGCGCCCCAGGCGGCGCCGTTCCCGCCGCCGTTGTTGATGGTGTTGCCGCCGCTGCTCGCCGCCGAGGCGCCGCCGCCTGGACCACCCGAGCCGCCTTGCGAGCCGCTGTTGCCGCTGACGCCGCCGGAATCGAAGCCGCCGCCGGAGCCCGCGCCGCTGGTCGTAGAGCCTTGACCGCCGCCGCCACCGCCGCCGCCGAACGCAATGCTGGTGCCAGACTTCGGATCGCCGAATTGATCCCAACCGCCACCACCGCCGCCGCCGCCGCCGCCGCCGCCGAAGATAAAGCCGGGGTTGGTGATGAAGGTCTGTCCGGAAATCGAGGTGTCGAGGAACATGGCCGCGCCGCCGGCACCACCTGCGTTGCCGCCGTTGCTACTACTGCCGCCATTCCTGGCAAAGCCGCCCGCGCCGCCCGCGCCACCCATGCCGACGATGCTGCCGTTGTTGACGATGAAGAGACGGCTACCAGACGGCCAAGAGCCGCCGGAGGTCATCGCGTATTGGCTGGTCGAGCCCGTGCCGACCAATGCGTTGTTCGTCACAACGATGTCGCTCGACGTGACGCCGTCCCATCCGGCGGCCATCGCAGCGACCTTGATATTAAAATTGGACGTGTTCGAATTGATCGTCAGGCCGGTGGACGCGACATAGGTTGTCGTCCAAACGCCGCCGATCTTCTCGTAACCCTGGATGATCTCAACCCAGGCTCCGCCGGTGCGGATGTACAACTTCTTGGTCTCTGCCCAGGCCCCGCCGGTGCGGACGAAGATCTCAGTCGTCATTATCCGATCTGATAATACATATCGCCGTTGGTGCCCGTGCCAGCGCCGGGAGCCCCGGAGCCGACATAGCGAGTACCGTAGGCATTGGCGCTGGTCGAATAGCGGTCACCCGGGATCGTGCCCGACGCAAGGTTCGAAGCGTTAAGGCCGGAGAGCGTGTTCGATCCGCCGTCGAGCGTCTTATTCGTGATCGTCTGTGTGCCCGTGAGGCCGACATAGGTGTCGCTGAAATCGGGGACTGCCCAAGTGCGCGTCGTCGCGGTGGTGATCGCGGTGACGTTCATCTGAAACTTCTTCGAAGCGTCCGCGTCATCGACGATCGTGAAGCCAGTATCAGCAACCGACAGCGTCGAAAGGCTGATCGTCTTATTCGTCAGGGTTTCCGTGGACGTGCGGGTAACGATGGTATCGCTGATCCCAATCGGAAGGGCGAGCGTGCCAGTCGTGGTTGCCGTGCCGGTCGCGGTCAACGTCAGGATGGTGCCAATGACCGGCGCCGTGATGACCTTGTTCGTCAGCGTCTGGTCGCGGTCGGTGTAGGCGATCGGGATCTCGAAGCTGTCGGTCCCGTTGCAATAGACGAGCGCATATTGCCCTTGCGGAATAATGACGCCGGTGCCGGCTGCCGTCTTGATCGTCAGGGTGAAGCTGCCGGTCGTCGCATTCAAGAGGATGTAGTTGCGCGTCTCATTCGGAATGATGACGGCGACGTTGTCGCTCAAGTCGGCAATGAATTGAATGAAATGGTTTTCAGACTGCGACGAAGTCAGCGTCGTGTCGTCCGAGCCGCTGATCGAGACAGAAGCAACGCCGGCGACGGCGCGATCGATCTGATCGAGGACGTTGTTAAGCAGGCCGCCCCAGGTGTTTTCGTTTTCGCCGGTGGCTTGCTTTTCGAGATGAAGACCAGAGGTAAAGGTGGACGGCATTTATTCGGCCCTCACGGCAAGGTGCAGATTGCGGCCGCGCTCTTGATCAAACTCGCGGTTCAATTGCTGCAGTTCGTTATCAGCGATCGCCAGCCACCACTGTTTCTCTTTGTCGTCCTTGTCGAACTCAGAGGCCAGCATGCAGCACGCCGCCATGACCAGACGCGGCGAGCGAGTGGTCAGGAAGTTGGTTGCATTCGACGGAGAGAGAGATGCGGGCTGCGCGAAATAGAGAAGCTGGTACGGATAGACCTGATCCGCCGGCGCATCGAATTGGATCGTCGTTCCCATCGCCGCGAAATACTGCGGCTTAGTCGGAACGAGATCCCCGTTCCAATCGTAGTTGAGGCGCATCATGACATCGCCGATTTCGAGATGCTTGATCTCGGTCTTCTCGGTGCCGGTGAACATGAAGCGGAGTGGGGTTAGATAATCGGTCGGAAGAGCGATCGTGGCATCGCCAACGACCGTGCTGCCCGTCGCGAATTTCTGCATCTCGCGCACGCGCAGGCGCCGATAGATGTAGCTTTCTGCCATGTCGAGGATCGTGGTCGCCGGCAGGGTGCTGTCATTGAGCCAGTTCCTAATCGATCCATCCAGGGTCTTGGCGCCGATCAGGGTGGTGTAATCCAATTAGACAGCTTCCTTCCGGATGACGGTTTCGGATAGGCCGAGGGCATCGACGGTCGCTTCGAACACGTCTTTGGGATTGATCTCGGCCGCGCACGACGGCCACGGCGCACCCTCTTTCCCATCGGAAAGCTTGGTGATCTGACAGGCGTCGATGTTGTAATGAAGCTGATGACACGGGAAACATTTGACGGTCATCGGCGGGCAGATGACGCGCGTGTTGTTCCAATGCTTCGTCAGATTGTCGGGCGACGAATGCGAGAGAAGAACGACCTTCGCAACATCGTCATCCATACAGACGGCATTCAAGACGCCTGTCTCCGGCCCAACGACGACATCGCAAATCTGCGCCAGCGCCATCGTTTCGCGGATCGATTGCTTCGTCGCCATGAAGTGGAGGCGCGATCGATCGACCTTGATGCCGTCCAAGAACTCGGCGTACCCGGCTTCGAGTTCGGCGCCGCCCTTGTCGCCGACGGTGACGATATGCGCGTCGGTGTATTTCAACAGGCGCATGATGACCATTTGCGACCAAGCATAGGTCTTATGCAGGGCCGAGCCGTTGAGCACCCACATGATGAGAGGCGCATTGCCGGCGATCTTCTTCTTTTCCGCATTGGCCGCGTTGGCTTCCCTGCGATCGGGATAGAACGCCGGCGCGAAATCGTGAGGGACGCCGGCGATGTCATGCGTCCGTTCGAGATAGTTGATCGAACCGAACAGCTTGTCGCGGGTCTCGTGCGGGTAGTCGAACGGAAGCCGGCCCGGCAACATCAACAGGCCGCCCTCAATGCTTTCGCAGAGATTGACGAACTTATCGAAGCGCTCTTTCGAAAGCTTCGCCCAATATTCCGAAAGGTATTCGTTCGGCACCTGATCCGTGGATTGCAGCGAGAACTCATCGATATGAGGATCGTGCTGCATCACGTCGCGGCCGCGCTCGGTCGTCTGATATGTGACGTGGTAGCCCTGTTCCTTCAGGCCCGGCAGGACAGACGACGCCATGATCTGATCGCCGAACGCGCCGTAGCGCACAACGAGACAGCGCTTCTTGCCGTCCGGGTTGCGCTGCCATAGGCGCTCTTGCTGGATGAAATCGTTGCGCTTCTGGAAGACCATGAAGAACGAATATTCATTGTCCTGATCGCGCGTCTCGTTCTCGACGAGGGTCCAGCCGGCCGGCGCCGCGTCGCGCATGATCGCGATGATGTCTGCCGGCAAGAAGTCGTGCTTGTGATCCGGGTTGGCAAATTCGGTGCCGACGTTCGGATAGAGATCCTTGTGCGGCAGATACAAGACGAGGTAGCCGCCGACCTTGAGAATGCGCCACCATTCTTTCAGCGTCTGCTTGGCGTCGGGACAGTGTTCGAGGAAGTGGCTGGAAAAGACGGAGTCCCAGGATTTATCGGCGAACATGGTAATGCTCGCCCGATCGAACGGGATGTCGGCGACGCGGCGGTTGCCGTAGTCGGTGCCGTTGTCCCACGTCACGAAATGCGGGAAGAGACGGTTCGCGCCAGATCCGATATCGAGGACACGGCCGCGCGTGTAAGGCACGACCAAATGACGGACCTGCGCCGCCTCGTGACCGGAATTATGGTTGCCGTCTGTACTCCAAACCATGTGCTCTCACTTTCATTGTTCCAGCCGGCCGCTTGCTTGCAGCCAAGTCAGGATGTTTTCTTTGGTGTCGGTCGGGCCGCCGAACTGGCTGGCGAATTTGCGCATCGCGGGCCAGGAAGCATTGGCGGGCAGTTTCTCAAGCGAGGGGTCGGCCGCCGAAGCCGGAGGGGGGAAATCCTCCGGTTCGACGACAGACGACGCGGGGCTTGATAGCTCGTCCCCCTGGGAGTCGAAGTTGATCCCGGCCTGTGTGAAGGCGATGCCTTTGTGGGTCGGGGTCACGATCCCGTGGGGTTTGAGCCGATCAAGCGTCCGCATTACTTGCCCTTGAAGTGGGGATCATCGCCGTAGGGAGAGCCCTGCACGAAGTCCTTGCCCATCTCATCGGGGAACTTGGTCGCCGAGTTGTCGCGACCATACGGGGTGTTGACGGTGAACTTGCCGCCGGGGCCGGAGACCTTTTCGTTGGTGCAGCCGCCGTGGGTTTCAGAGCCGGTAACATTGGCCATGGTTAATTCCTTTCCTTGGGGACGTAGTCGCGACGAACAAAGCCGCCCGACTCGTAGGGGTCATAGAAGACGTAACCCGGCTCGCCGTAATGGCCGCCGGGTTGCTTGCCGCAGTACGCTGCGTTGCGTTGCGGGTTGGGCACCTTGACCTTCGAACCATCGAAGCTCTCCACGGTGATCTTCTCATCGGGAGTTTCGGTGTCGGCGATCCAGTACCCGTTGGCGGTAATGGTCTCGTTCGCCATGACGACCTCATAAAAAGAGCCGCCCCCTTTCGAGGGCGGCTGAGTTAATCGGCGCGTGAGATGAACGCCGACCGGAGTTAGGCAGTCTGCAGCGCGTCCATCTGCACTTCGTATTCATACGAAAGCACAGCCGAAGCGGTGGCGTCGGTGCCGTTCGTCGCAGAGATCAACTGATCGGACGTGAAGTCCGAGTTGACCGTAAGGTCGAAGGTCGAGCCGACGGTGGAAGATCCAAGAGCGATCAGGCCGACGGAGGCCGTACCGATCTTGATGGTGAGCGCGGCGCCCGGCGAGGCGGAGGTGCCAGCCGCGACGACGTAAGCGTGAACCGCTTTGAGGCGGCCCTTTTGATACATGATCATACGCGCGCCGACGGTGGCCGCGCCGGCAACGGTGGTGAAGCTTTGCTCACGACGCACGATGCAATTCGGATGGTCGTAACGAGTACCAGACATATTCTTTCTCCCTACGCGGCGTCCCCGCTCGCGCATGAAAAACCAACCGAGCCAGGGGAGGACCCCTTGCCAGCCGTCGCTAACCGTTTGGCGCGGCTCGGTTGATCAGTTTGTTTTGGATTAGGCCGCCGAGTCCCACTTCACGATGCGGGACTGAGCCGGGTTGGTGTGGACGATGCCGAAGCCGCCCAGGTAGTACCAAGCGATACCGCGCGAGCGGCCGTAGTCCGTCGGGATCTTGGCGCGGACCTGTTCAGGAATCGCCATCGCTTCAGCGACAGTGTCTTCGCCGAAGAAGAACGCCCAGGACGACAGGCCGTTGTTCCACGGATCGGCAACGCCGGTCTGCGGATTGAAGGTCGTCGAGTCGGCGGCGCCGCCCTTCGGAATGAAGGTCTGCTCAATGAAGCGGGTGCCTTCGTAGCGGCCGATCTCGCCGTTGAGAATGGCGTTGAAGCCCTCATCAACGTGGTAGAAAACGACTTCCAACTGGTTCTTAAACGAGCGGAAGGTCGTCGGGTGCGAGATAGCGAAGTAGTCGTCCATCAGGTAGGGCGGGATATTCCGCTCCTTCATCAGGTCGATGATCGCCTTAACGTGGCCGGTGCCCATGGCGACGTTGTTGGTCGCGGTGGCCGTGCCGTTGGTGGTCAGGACAACGCTGTCCGTTGCGGTGCCGCCGGTGGGGACGACGCGGAGCGGGGTCAGGTTGAACTGGTTGAAGGCCGCAACGTCGAACGCCTTCTTGGCGTCGTTCTTGAGGACCTTGTTGATGACTTCCGTCACGGGCTGCTTGGACAGGTTGTCCAGCTTGCCGGTGTACGGGACGGAGTTGCCGTACTCGGTGATCGTCAGGGTGCCCTGAGTGATCGTGAAGTTGGTCTCCGGCATGGTGCTCGTTTCCACGAGGGTCGTGCCGCGAGTCGCAACGTCCGAGTAGACGTTCCAGTGGTATTGTTCGCCGGTGTGCAGACCCTTGTTGGTTGCATCCTTCGCGTCGCAGACCTGACGAAATTTCACCAGGGGTTGCACCGCCATGCGGAGCACGTCGGACAGTTCGTCCGAGTACATGAAGCCGCCGAGGGTGCTGGTTTGCCAAAGTTGGCCGGACATGAGCTATCTCCTTAAATGGGTAGTCCTCGCGCCTTGCGTTGCTGTTGGACGATCTGCGACGGCGTGAGAGATTTCTTCTCAGGCTCGCCGAGGTCGGCCTTAGCGGCACGGGCTGCGGGAGGGGTTTCGATCTTGCGCTTGCGCTCTTCGCGTTTCTCAAGCGCCGTTTGTTCTTTGCCGCTTTCAGAGAGGTTCTTCGTCGTGTCCTTGAGCCAATCCCGCGTCATGTTCCCTGCGGCGCGGAAGAGGTCGAGGTCGCCCTTGACGTGCCCTTGCCGCTGTTCAATCCGATACGCCGCCTCTTGGTCCTGGCGCGACATCGCAGCGGTGTCGTAGCCAAGATCCGTGAGATCCTGTTGGCGCATGGCGTGAACGGTGTTGGCGGCGAGCATGGCCAAGCGACCATTGGTCGCGATGTCCGAATACTCAGTCGTGAAAGTTTGGAGCGCGGACTGGTATGC